ATTGAGCTATATTCCCGAAATGGAGAGAGTGTTTGGTCATGTGTGCTTATTACGCTACGTGAACCCACCGCGTAAGTCCGGTGGCAGTACCCTTAACTCTCTGTAAAATGGCGGGATGGACGGGACTCGAACCCGCGACCTTCTGCGTGACAGGCAGACGCTCTAAACCAGCTGAGCTACCACCCCTAAAGTTTCACACAGCCATTATTGCCATTGATGTAAATCAAGAGGACTACTGTGTATGTTAAATTATTTGAATAGATGTAGCTTTGCTTTATATGACCACACTTCAGCGAGTTTCTTATTTACGCATAAGCTCCAACACGTTTAATGTTTCCCAATAAACGTACTGTTATGAACTCAGAGGCTTTTCGTTACTTCCATGTTTTTCCGCTGACGGTTAGACCCCGTGCTCGTACCGAAGATGGAAACAATCTTCTACATTCCGAGCTGCTATTCAAAATTGGATCCTTCTGCCATACAAGTCCTCCGGAGCTTTCCAGAAGATGAATGCACTTGTATGCGTTACACTCTTAAACCCCCTAAAGGAACGCAACCTTTTAAATATGTGATTGCCCAGTTTCTTAGCAACATGGAGCTTTACCTTAGCGCCGGCGAATGTAACGGTCTGCATAAACACAGAAGAAATTGGCACGGATGGAGGGAATCGCACCCTCATAAGGCAGTTTTGGAGACTGCTGCACTACTAATGTACCACATCCGTAAAAATTAAAGCAGCGGTAACCTAATCCGCGGATGGACGAACCGATTCCAGGGTTCAAACATGACCCATACTTTAAAATAAATGGGGCGATCAACGGGGCTTGAACCCGTAACCCCGAAAATCACAATCTCGTGCTCTGGCCAATTGAGCTATGATCGCCGTAAATGGAGCGCCAGACAGGGATCGAACCTGCATGTGACTGTTTTGCAAACAGAAGTTTAGCCTTTCAACAACACTGGCGCTTAAAATGGTAGTAGCGGTGGGAATTGAACCCACATAAAAGAGCTTATGAAACTCTTGCCTTGACCAATCGACCTCGCTACTGTAAATTAATTATTCGGTCGGAACTTCAATCGAAGGTCTTATCGACCCGCGCGGCTCACTAAGCCGTCCTTCACGTCGTTAAGTGGTACGACAACACGGACTTCTACCGTTAACCGAATAAAATGGTGGGAGCTTCTGGTATCGATCCAGATTCTTGCCGTCTTCAGCGGCACGTGAGCACCTGCTTCACCAAACTCCCTAAAGTGGTAGACCCGGAAGGATTCGAACCTTCAATACAACGTTCGTAGCGTTGCGTGATAATCCGTTTCACTACGGGTCTATAAAAATGAGTAGTACCGATTGTTCCGAGCACGGTTACCTGTTGTTCAACATACTGAATGATAACACCGACTCCTGTTTTACGAACAACTGGATTTCTACTCAAAATGGTGGGCACGCTTGGACTCGAACCAAGGGTTATCCGAAGAGGGGACATTTACAGTGTCCTGCAATAGCCGCTATGCGACGCGCCCGAAAAATTGTCATTTGAGTCAACCTCAATTTCGCCAATGACGTGGCGTTTGCAAAATGGAGCGGTATCCGGGTAACGATCCCAGAACTCAAGTTTGGAAAACTCGCGTGTATCCATTAACACCTATACCGCAAAACTGGTGCCTTCGACAAGAATCGAACTTGTGACTAGCGCTTATCAAGCGCTGGTTATACCGTTTAACTACAAAGGCTTTTAATATATTCCACATTTATATCTTTATTTAAAAGAATGATTATTTTTACAGAATTCTGTTTTGCTGCTAATTGTATTTTTTCTGCATCCAAAATGGCTTTATAATCGTTTTTAGGATCTAAATATAAATCATATTCTGTTAGATAGAAATCAGCAAAATATCTTTTATTGTTGTATTTTAATGATTTCGGTCGAATCCATTTTATATTCAATTCATTTAATAATGAACTACATCTTAATTCATATGTACTCTGTAGTGTAACTTCATTACCATATGAATCATTTACTTTAAATTTTTTACTTCTTCCAGCCAAAGGTTGGTAACCACCTAAACCTCGATCTTTTGCTATTTTTGATAATAGTGATTTAGTTTCTTGAGTATGCGCAGTTCCTGTACCGGGACCAGTTTTTGGTCTAAAACATCTAACATCGGACAATACAGTTTTACCTTTATTCCATGCAACCCTCTCTACTTTAGGTTTAATGACTTTAGGTTTATCGTGCCACTTTAAATGACGATTGAATGCGAAAAGCGATACGGCATTTCCACATTTAGGACAAATAGATGTTGTTGTTTTACCTTTGGGCATTAATCTATTTATAGAGGTAGACGATGCTCTAACCAACTGAGCTACTAGACCGAAAATGGCGGAAATAGAAGGATTCGAACCTTCGGGGCTTTTGAGGACCCGAGACTTTAGCAAAGTCTTGCCTTAAACCACTCGGCCATATTTCCTAAATTGGAGGAAGGGGTGGGATTCGAACCCACGGTCGTTTTTAGGCGACTCAAGTTTTCAAGACTAGCGCCTTAAACCACTCAGCCACCCTTCCTTAAAATGGAGCCCTCGGACGGGATCGAACCGACGACAACCAGTTTACAAAACTGGTGCTCTACCAACTGAGCTACAAGGGCGAAATTGAATCCCACCATGCACCTAGAAGCATTGCTGCTTTCACGGATGAACCCGACATTCAGTGCAGGTAGGAAAATTGGAAAGGTAACGATAGCTCAGTGTTCTGGCTGCATATCGGTGCAGACGGCATTTCGTTTTTATCTAACACTTAGACCTTAAAAGAGCCCGGCAATTTATTTAAAGACGTCCGGGGCTCGTCTATTTTTATTTGAAAAAAGAACTAATTTTACCCCTCTCAGCTTGTGCTGGTTTGGATACCCGTTATCGGACGTTTGGACTCCTTAAAGCCGGAGTCTGGCAGTGAAACTGAAAGTGATAAAAAAACCTCTGAGCTTTATGGCCCAGAGGTTAAAGATAATTTCGATTTTAGATCGACCTTATTTTTAACCCCTGTAACCTGTTCCGCGTACGGACCAGAACAAGCCACAGCTATGTGGATTTTGTTCTGTATCTGATTTAATCTGTACCGTAAGCATTTGAAGTGTTTGTTGATTTATTTATAGGACTATCATACTTAGTTTTGGTACAAAGTAAACAACAAAGCGCAATTAGTGCATAAAAAGATATGGTTTCCATTCCTCGCGGATACCCATATCCTCGGGGATTTGAACGCCGATCTGGACACGGTTCTTTGGAACCACTTCCTTACCATTAATGTCAAAATACGGGAAAATGTTGTCCTTGGCAGCATTACAGTCGCGGCAGGCAAGAACAAGGTTGAACCCGTCATTGGTACCACCCTTTGACTTGGGATGCACGTGATCCTTGGTGGCAACGCAGAAAGGTATCTTTTTGAGGCAGTACTGACAGGTGCCCTTATAGATGCTGTAAAGACTCCGAAGTGAGGTTTGCTGACCACGACGAACAGTATGTCCGAAGTGAGTAGTGCAGACAACGATGGTCGGAATTGCCCATTGCTTTTCTTCGCCACTGATACGGTCCGGAGCGGAACGCAGACATGGCTGGTTGTCAAAGAGTTCTATGGTGTTCTTCGACCACGAATAACCGTCATTGTCCTCACGACCGTCCCATGGAATTGTGTTACCACTCGCGTCGATACCGTGAGCCCTACCATTCATCATGTGACGCATGCACGCACGGGCCGTGAAGAAGGCATAGGCTTGGTAGGAACCGTCGAGCACCAGTGTGGTACGCGCAGAAGCATCAACAGGAGTCAATACATTAACCTGTAATTGATTTAACAACTGAAGTGAAGCCTTTTCGTGGTACGTTGTATTTGCGAGCATTAGAGTAAGATTCACCGTTGAGCACTTGGCAGTGACCAGCGGTTTTGTGGTCCCAGATCATGATACCAAAGCGGTTGACCTTGGTCTCACGTGGGACAAAGTTGGGGTCGGGTAGAATACCAGACCGAATAAGACTTTGAATGATTTTATCGTTGGACATTTTTAGAAAGTAGACATACAAACACCCCAAGCTGGTGCGTTTTCATCTTTTTTAAAACCTGGGTAACCTGGATAAACAGGATGGATACGCACAACTGTATCATAGTTAGCATACTCAGGATTGTAGGCTACTGCTTCGACGTCTCCATGTTTGTCCTTGACAGCATTGAGTTCGTTAATTAATTCGGAGATTCTCATAAAATTTTAAGAACCTTGAAAAGAAGTTTCTAAATGAAGGGCATCAAAGTAACCCTTGCGCCATGCATCCATAAGTTTCATTAATTTCTTAGGCTCTTTGCGATACTCTTTCACGAATGCGTGGAAGTGAATGTCGCATTGCGAAGCAGCCATGATTCCGTTTTGGTAAGCCTCTTCGCCAAGTTTGACAACGAACTTTAGATCCTGAGCGTAATAGTATCGTTTCATTTGTTTTGCGGTATTCATTATGATATAATCCTAAACTAAATTGGCTAAAAGTAAATTAATTAGATTGTCCTAAGTTGTTGATTATCACTTGTTGTCCAGCTTGTTCATGGTCACCCACTTGGCGCGGTTGATCAGAAAGCGGACGCGAAGATCATTTTGAGGGTCACCCATAAGATGTTGAACATCAGAGAGAAGGGACATCACAATGTCCTGACCTGCAACGCGGTATTCATTAACAAATTCGTACCAACGGTTAATATCGGCGACGCCAAACTGTTCCATGTCGGTAACAGTTGATTCATACTTTTTAAAGGTTGGGTTGTTTAACATGCTACTATCCTACAACAAACCGCCAAAAAGTAAACAAATACGATTTACCTAAGCTGTTGATTACAAACAGCCGCTTAAAATAACCCCAGGTTATTGAATACCAATAACTTACTCGATGCCTTTTGTGGCTTTTTTCTTCTTCTTTTGAAGAATCTTTCTCCGAGCGTTGAGTCGATTCACAACCTCATTACCAGTCATCCAAATATCTTTGTTATCAAGAATTGATTGAATCTCATCGGGCTTCAAAAAGTCCGAATAAATTTCCTGGAGTAATCCTTCAGACCATTTGCGTTCATGCTTGATCTGGTCGATCATCTCTCCGCCTTTACCCATTGTGCCACCCGAATAATTGTGGAACATAAACATTGAATGAGCAGAGATTTCAAAGCTATCTGACATTAAAAAGACGATAGTTGCTGCAGACATACAGGCGCCCTCAACGGAGGCCATGACTGGAGCTTTGCATTCACGGATCACCCGCATGAACTGAATTGCTGACCATAGATCGCCACCCGAAGAATTGATGTAGATTTTCACGAGATCATTTGGAGGACAATGACGAATCTGATTAAACCACTCGGTGTATTTCGAAGCTTCTTCAATTTGTCCCACGAGATAATACTCATGGATATGCCCGAGGGGTTTATCTGTAAAGGCACATGTGGGTTTTTTTTCCTGATTTAGCATATCGAATAGGGGATGATCTAATTTTTTAACATCAGTCTTCATTGGTAGTATGTATCAGTTTCCGAAGATTTTTCTGCGCTTATATTCCTGGATGGTTTCTAGGAGTGGTTTGACCCAATTATCACGGTGTTCTTTAAACACTTTGGGTTCATTGTCATCGATTCCCATAATTGTCACGATGTTTGTAATTGGAAGTTTTGTGCGTTCCTCAAACATAATCGCATAGGCAGTTTCCTGCATGAAGTATGTATGAATATCTTCCTTCTCTTTGACTCGTCGAGATGTTTTGATGTCAATAATTGACCGGACACCGTCAAAGTCAGCAACAAGATCCACACGACCTGCAAGGCCCAGATGATCTGAATACAAAGGTTTTTCCTGCAGAATAATGTTATTGACTCTGGATTCCAGAATCGGACGAATCGTACTAAACATCTGCCAGATATGAGGGAGGAAGTTTTTAGATTCAAGGACTTCGTTATTTAGAAATCTCTCAGCAACCTTATGAATCTCTTCCCCACGGGCACACGCCCGCCGGGAGATACGATTCGCCTCTTCTTCACCCACCTTCTGACGCCATTCACGAATACTATTCTCGCTTAGAATCCCAAGAACCGTGGTAATCGATGGATACTTAGGTCCCCTCGGAGTAGCATACGTGCGTCCACTTTCAAGGGTTTCGCACACGAGATCATTGTATCCTAGATCTATGGGATTATGAATAAATGTCATTCGTCTAGGTCTTCAAAGTCTTCAAGAATATCTCCAGCATCAATTGGTCCATTGACCCGATAGTATTGTTCATCCTCATTGTTATTTTTTGATGGATGAACATTTTTCTTTCGCTGATGCTTTTGAGCTTCACGATCAAATCGATTTTGTTTTTCTTCTCGGTTCCTATTCATTATTCGTTCTTTTTTAAGAATTCTTTTGTCATAATATAATCCCGCACAATACCCGATCGAACAATATCCTGCCAGGTAAATTCAACAGAATAGAAATATTTCATCTGAGAGATGATCTTCATGAAGTCAATGATACCGCTTTTATCCTTGGATTTCTCCAGGTCTGATTGGTAGTAATCACCACACATGATGAACCGGCAATCCTCACCGAGACGGGTAATGATTGAATCTAATTCGTGAAAAGTAAGATTCTGCATTTCATCCACAATTACGATGGATTTACGAAGAGTAATACCACGGATAAATGAAGTAGCAAGGAATTCAACTGTGCCTTTGGCCACAAGTTTATTCCATGCCATCTTATCTCCAAAGAGTTCTGATAGAATCGAAATGTACGGAGACAGATATGTTGCTTCCTTTTCCGCACGGTCGCCCGGGAGGAATCCAATATCACGTGTAGGAACGATGGAACGTACAATAATGATTTTTTCATATGGAGATTCCCCCTTCATGACTTCTTCAAGGGCAAGGTATAGCGCCATAAACGTTTTACCAGTACCAGCTGCACCAGAAAGGCAGAGATGATTTTTTTTCTTATAGGCAGCAAACACTTTCTTTTGAGTTAGCGTGAGAGGTTCAATTTGCTTTAGATTCTCGTAGCGAACCGAAGGAATTGACGCAATAATTTGTTTTTGTTTAGATTTTTGTTTAGCCATGAGATTATTTTGTCCGAATTGTGTTGCCTCTTCCTGAGCCTCCCTTTATTTTCTGCTGGACTTCTTTCCAACCGTCACCCCCACGCGAGTACATGGATTTAAAGCCAGAATAGCTCAGTTGCACTGCAGTGACTCCACGTAGGACTGCTCCAACCTTATGGCAGGATGGGCATTCATCGATCGTAGGTTTATCTCGATCAGCCATGGGCACCAATTGAGTGAACTCGTGGTGGCATTCTTTACAATGATAGTCGTAGTTTGGCATTTTATTTTGTAACGAACCAAGAAGGCGTGTTTCGTTTGGTCCAGACCATTTTGAATCTGCCTTGTTTTGTTTGATAGAATTCTTGATACGACCGCACAGGATCATCTGGATACATGCATTCCGGAGTTGATTTCATTGCAAGTTTGAACTGAGTCATTGGTACATCCGGAATGTTTTCTGGCGGATCTATGAGATCTTCTAGCAATAATGTTTCACTACTATGGATCTTACCATAACGGTAGGTGTATTCGTTGCAGAGCGCCTCAAAGTGCTGATGATGCCATTCATAGTTCTCAACGCTTTCCATGGTCCATACAGTACATGGATGATTCATATGAACCGCTTTGTAGAATTTGTCGTCTTTTTCGGGATTCGGAAGTAGCCATTCCTTACCTTTGCGCCAACGTGCAGGAAGAGAACCCGCAACATATTTCTTTGTTTCGCGCATCGTACCATCGAGTAGGCGATGCGCAGTCGAAAGCATCTGAGCTGATTCGACGATCATTTTGACCACGTGCTTATCGCATTGCAATTGCGCAGCAATCACGGGGTTTTTATCCAGGACAAATATGTTCATAATCTAATGGTGTATATCCTACACCTACTTCAACGAAATGTAAATCTTTTTATTATGCCACCTGAAGTTCGGGTTCTTCAACCTGAAGAGATTCAATCACTCCTTGCAGAAATTTCTGTTTTCTCTGCATTCCCGTAATTGATGTAATATTGCCTTCTTTCTGGAGACGCTGGATGTAATAATCCAGCTCTTGATAATCTTGTTTAAGTCGGTCCAGCTGTGAGATGATCATTTTTTTCTATAATTAATATAGAAGATACCGTGTTGGTTCTTTCAGGAAATTGTTATTTAAGAATAAGGCCGGGCCAGGTCTGCTTTACTAAATCTCGAGTAATTCCCGGATAAAGAGTTTCTAGTTTCTTATCCTTCATTGCAAGGATCATGTCAGCATCTTTAGGATGAATAGTCTCTAGGATCTGTAGAAACATGTTTTCTCTCTTTGCCGGTTTCATTGCATCGCCCTGGCCACCTTTTACAAAATAGTGGAATATTTTAATCTTTAATCTAAGAGAGGAAGAAGAATGCCCGGATTTGGAAAGTCTTCCGTCATATGTGGGTTTTCCTAATGGTAGATTCCATTGAATGCAATCGTCAAAAGATCCTCGAAGGACATCGCGCAATTCAAGTGAATCGTGCTGTTTCAGGAAAGCAGTTTTCGACTCTGCACTTTCCATTGCTGAAACCTTCTGCAGTATTTCGTGTACGAGTAATGAGATCATTGTGAATTAAATTCTTCAGCGCATTCAATCAATTGTGTGCAGCGTTTAGAGATCAGATAATTAAGGATATTTGAATTCGGTTTGGCCGAATCAAATGTATTTATAATAGAGTCCTTCTTGTCCTGGGGAACTTTGCTCAGATCAATAAGAGCGGTATTGCGCTGGAAATTGCGGTATGTTTCTTGATTCATTACCGTATCCAGGGAAGAACGTGAGGCATACCATGCATCAACTTTTTTAGCAGAAACTGGCTTTTGGCGAATCTTATCCACGAACGTATTGTCTGGAGAAAGAATGTTTGGAATACCGTCTCCACTATCTCCACGAACCGTATGGTCAAACAGATATTTGACTGGATCCTTCTCCTTGATGAAAGACTTAATCATAGGTGAGAACTGTTTTAC